GCACCGACTCCGTGTCTATGACTGAAGGTGACTTTACCTTGACGTATCTTCCTTGTTCACCTAATCTTATCATTACACCACCTGCCGACAAGGAACTATCAATCAAGAATGTTGATGTATCTTTTACCTTGTTAAATGCTTCTATCTCACGGTTGCTAAAGTTGGCCTCCATGAACAACCTTCCACACCTATCGGTAGTTGGTAAGGATGGTGCCCTATTGCTAAAGATCCACGAGAAAGCAAATGACACGTCCAACCACGGTTCTACTAAAATCGGTGATTATGCTGGTAAGGACTTTATCGCAACCTTCAAGAGCGAGAACCTAAAACTCATTCCTGATGACTATGATGTAGAACTCCAGATTGGTGCCTTTGCCAAGTTCGTGAACAAGGCTGGCAATCTTAAATACTTCATTGCTCAGGAAACAAAGTAATGAGCAAGTTTATGAAAGTATATGATGTTCTGTTAATGGCATTTACAGGTGCCACCATTGTGGCATTTGTTTATGTGATTGCTAACAATGTTGCTCTCCATGAACTGTATATCCAAAAATGTAAAGATGGCGGCGGTGTTGCCGTTGTAGCAGCAAATGGATATGTTTGTATTAACCCTAGTGCTATTATTGAGGTGGACTAATGAGTATGATTGGACATAACCAGCAGCAACGGTCGGTTCAAGGTCTTACAGACGAGGATCGTAAGATCCTCCGCAAGGCAGTTATGGAGATGAATGACTCCATGACCCGTGTTGGTGCCGAACGTGAATTACAAAAAGAAACCACGAATGAGATTGCCGATAAACTCGGTATTGATAAGAAGTTGTTCCGCCGTATGTCACGGGCCTACTTCCGTGCCAACTTTAAAGAAGAGGTCCAAGAGAATACGGACTTTGAAGAGTTTTACACCACTGTTATGGAAAAGACGGCATCTTAATGAGTGAATTTTTATTATGTGAGAAATACCGTCCTCATAGGGTCGAGGACACCATCCTGCCGTATCGTATCAAAAAGGTATTTCAGGATTATGTGAAAGAGGGTAACATACCCAACCTAATGCTAACTGGTCCTGCCGGTTGCGGCAAGACCACCATCGCCAAGGCAATGTGTGAAGAACTTAATCTCAACCATCTCTTTATCAATAGTTCTGATGAACGTGGTATTGATATGTTGAGAACCAAGATAAAAGGTTATGCCTCAACCATCTCCCTTACAGGTGGTCGTAAGGTTATCATTCTAGATGAGGCTGATTATCTTACACCAGAGGCGCAGGCAGGCCTGCGTGGAGCAATAGAGGAGTTTAGTGATAACTGCTCCTTTATCTTCACCTGTAACTTTAAGGCGAGGTTGATTGATGCTCTACATTCTCGTTGCGCCGTTGTTGACTTCTCACTCAAAGGTGATGAGAAGGCCAAGATGGCAATGGAGATGTTTAAAAGATTAAAAACAATATTAGTAACAGAGGGAATTGAATACGATGCCAACGTTTTGGGAAAGATTGTTTCGCGGTATTTCCCAGATTACCGCCGAACTCTCAACGAGATACAACGTTATTCTTCTGGCGGAACTATTGATGCTGGTGTTCTTGCTCAAGTTGACAATGTAAGAAAACTGGAAGAACTTATCAAGGCACTAAAAGAAAAAGACTTTGGTGCTATGCGTAAGTGGGTTGTGAATAACTCCGATGTTGATCCAGCAAAAATCTTTCGTGATGTGTATGATGGGTTGACAGAGTATCTAAAACCTGATAGTATTCCACTTGCCGTTGTAACATTGGCAAAGTATCAGTATCAGGCGGCATTTGTGGCAGACCAAGAGTTGAACCTAGTGGCCTGTCTAACTGAAATGATGGTGGAATGTGAGGTCAAGTAATGGCTGACCTATTCAAAGATATCATACCTTCAATCCTCCAGAACAAGAAATACGTTCTGGAGGACGAGAAGGATTACCAGGCATATATCATAAATAAGGCGTTGTCGTTCCATTACGATTGTGCCTTACAAGCCAACCAGATGAATTTGTATCCCAATCTTCCTGGAACTCTTCAATATCAATATCTCCTAAATACTGTCCGTGGGTATAAAAGACCTTACAGTAAATGGGTAAAACGTGAAACCTCAGATAACTTGGAGGCCGTTAAAGAGTATTATGGATATTCTTATGACAAAGCGAAACAGGTGCTGGTTTTACTGAACGATGCCCAGATAGAAGAAATAAAAAAACGTATTCACAAAGGTGGCACAAATGACAGTAAACCTAGACGACTTCGTGGAGGTACGATTACCTGATCCACAAGCCTTCTTAAAAGTGAAGGAAACTTTGACTCGTATAGGTGTTGCATCTAAAAAAGATAAAACACTATATCAGTCATGCCATATCCTACATAAACAAGGCAGATACTACTTAGTTCATTTTAAAGAAATGTTTATGTTAGACGGTAAACCTACTGACTTCTCGGAGGAAGATAAGGGCCGTCGTAATACTATTGCTAACCTTTTAGCAGAGTGGGGTTTGGTCAATCTTGTTGATAAGAACAAGAGTGCTGATCCACTTACACCTCTTAATAGGATTAAGATTATCTCCTACTCGGAGAAACCTGAATGGAACTTGGTCGCCAAGTATTCTCTCGGTAAGAAAAGATATCCAGACCAAGAATAAGAAAGTGAGTATATTATGACTACATTGAAACTTTTTAGAACACATCCACTTGTCAAGTTGCCAGAAAAGCAGACCACACAGTCGGCTTGTTTTGACTTGTCCTTTCAAGGTTATTTCAACAATACCTATGAAGGTTATAGTCAGCATAATAAAAACTTCAAAAGACCTATGAATAGTCAGATTGTTGTTCAGCCTGGTGACCGTGTTATGGTTCCAACCGGACTTATCTTTGACATTCCAGAAGGTTACTCCGTGCGCCTCCACGCCCGCTCCGGTGCGTCTCTCAAGCAAGGCCTTGTTCTTGCTAATGCTGAAGGTGTCATTGACTCCGATTATGTCAATGAGGTTATGGTTCTTGTTTACAACATTTCCCAGAACCAGATTGTAATCAATGCTGGTGACCGTATCGCACAAGCAGAGTTAGTCAAGGATATTGAATATTCTATTTGCGAATCCGCAGCAAGACCAGGTGTAAAGACCAACCGCACAGGTGGTATGGGTTCAACTGGAGTGTCGTCTGTTGGACCAACTATCATTATCAAGACTGAGGATGATAATAGAGAAATTGTACCAGAAAAGACTAAAGGTAAGGTTAGCAAATTACCACCTAAACTACCTCCAAAGGCACCGCCTAAGGTACCAACTAAAAAAGCAGGAAGGCCTAAGAGAGTATGACATTTCCAATCCACTTAGTTGGTATGCTTAGAATGTGTGGTGCTTTAACCGTTCCAGGTCTTAGTGTTGGTAAGAATGTTATGATTAATAACATGTTGCCTGCACTGGAAGGTGATAGAGATAGTCATACTAATTTGGGTATGTTGATTAATGTTTTACTACATAATGTTATGATTGGTGGTATACCTGCTATTCCATCTATCATAAGCCAAGCAGCACCAGATGTTATTGGCATTACACCACATGTTAAAGGTTTTCCTATTCCTATCACAGGATCACCTAATGTCATGATTGGTATGGGTAGCATGGGTGCGGTTCTTGGTATTATGAATAAACTAACTGGTGGATTAGGTTCTTTACAGGTTGGTGAATTGGTTTCTATTGGTGGCCAAGTTTTAGGAACTGTTTCAAGTTTTACGGCAATCGGCGGTTCTGGTGCCGTAGCACAGATAAGTGGACTAACACCAGGTTTAAATGCCAACCCTGGACAACAAATAGTAGGACAGACCTCAGGTAACTATCTTACAACCGTTCTTTATGTAAGTGGTACACCGTATGAGAGTGCTAATAGTATTACTAATGCTATTGTTACGGATTCTGGTGATAGAATAGTGGTACAAACATATTTGGATTATTATCCAGCAATGAACTTAACTTCAGCAATGGTGACAACATGACAACTCCTATTGGAAATCTTACAGCATCTTGGTTAAACTCAAGCAATACCTATACTGGTATTGGAATGAGTGTTACATCTATTGGTGAGAGTGCGGCTTCCCGTCTCTTACAGTTATCTTATAATAGCACGATTGTTTTTGATGTTTCTAAGAATAGTTTTTATACCTTACCAACAACGGTGGCTGGATTACCAGCAGCATCTATTGGTGTAGGTAGAAGGGCATTTGTTACCGATTCCAGTAATGACTTTTCCAATAACGTAACTGGTATTGTGGTTACAGGTGGTGGTGTAACCCCAGTTCCTGTATATTCTGATGGAACAAACTGGAGAATTGGTTGACAAGACCAATAAGTTTACTATATAATATATGTGAATGTTTCCAGGAGGATTCATTCACTTTTATTCTCGCTAACTATAGGAGAAACACATGACTAAAACATTTGATAAAATGACTGAACATCTACTATTTGACCCTTTTGGGTTTACAACTGGAAATCTTCCTAAAACTGCCATTGGGTTTGATACAAT